TATGTTGTGTATTGCATGTGTCATTCTTGTTCACTGTGTACATGATATTAACAGTATATATCATGTAAAGCGCTCAAGAGTTAGTTTTTTCATTTTAAAGGGATCAAATTTTACGAACGGCTCATATTTTTCTAACCTTCTCTTATATTCTGGCCAGATAATACTGTCAGTTATATTTTTAGTCCAGTGCGGTATATACTTTACTACCTTATTAAGAATAACTACTGTCTCTATAGTTACGTCTCCAAATTGATACATTCTCAATAGTTTAGGATATTCTCCCTCTACTACCTTTAAGTTCAAATCCAAATCATCATCTAACTTATTGAGATCATTCTTAAAAATATAAGTTAGAGACTCTTGTCTGGCTTTCCACTTACTATAGATTTCTTCTGACTCTTTTGAAATAAGATCACCTACCCAAGTACTTCTATTATCAGATATAAAATTAGCAACCAAAAACCCTTCTACATCTTTCTTCTTGGAAAGCTTATAGAACTGATACTTGTCTCGGCGCTTTTCAAAAGAATCAGCTCGTGCGGTTACCTTTCCATTATATTGAAAATAATCATAATCGCTACTGAAGTGATTCTTCAGTGCAAGATACTTGGTAAACGCTTCGAAGGGGGTCATTTTAAATTGGTAGGCGAGCAGCCTTAGGTAGAAAGTTTAGTTTTTCAGCTTCAATCTGAACTTTACTCTTGAAGATAGGAGAAGCGCGAATCATATCTCCTATCATATCAGGTTCAAGATTATTCTTCTCGCAGTAGTACAGTGCGGCGTCGATGTACGATACGTTCTTTTCTGAAACAATAGACTCAATCTCGCGAAGAACAGTATTAGACGTTCGAATCTTCGGAATCATTTAATTTCGTAACCTCATAAAAATATGAATCGTCAGTCTCTTGCTTGACAAGATTCTCTACAGAATATACTGTAAGATCAATTTTAAATCCAGGGTTACTTTGGATTCTGTTTTTAGTCCAGGCACTATCGTACCATACAATTCTATTATTGGGATAAGCGTAAAAGTTGCCATGATCCATTTTAAATACATGCGCACACTTATGTTCGGGTGTTTCGGAAAAGTTAGTATCTAAAACTGCTTTATTCTCAAAACCCCAATCAAGAGTAAACATATATTTACCCTCTACTTTAGTACCATCCCATCGTACTAATTCTGCTCTTAGCCCTGCTAGACGAGCTCTTACTTGTACATCAATATAAGAAGAAAAACAATCCCAGTACATGTGATTATATAGAGGTTCAGGGTCACACGGTTTCCAGCAAAATGCTGATATAGGTCTGCGAGTCCAGTTTACACCGTTTTCTAAAAACGCTTCGAATAGAGGAGTACGCTTTTCAATAGAAGCTACGGAGTGTACATCACATAGGGAGTATTCATTATGACCTTTTTCATGATTAAACATATACTCATTACGAATTAAACACGTAATGGTTGGTATATTATGATTTAAATATGGCAAGAGTATCTCCGTTAAATGCCGGATTCTGTTGCCAGGCTCCGGCGGCCCCGACTACGCTGCTAGGCGATAGTCAATATTCCAATTGTCGTTGGCGTATGCATTATATAGCAAAACTGGTGGAGCATCCGGGCTACTGCCTCCCGGGTCCGGTCAGCCAAGCTGCCGTCGATCCTAATTATGCCCCGTTAACTAATTTATACTGCTTGGTAAGTTCTATGAAATCAAAGATATAATTATCACGCTTTTCAATAAAAACTTCATGTCCTTCATCACTTACCATGATGATCACGACTTGAGGTACAGGTATACCTGTACGTTCTTCGTACATAACCGCATAACCAGATGTCTGCATGAAATAATTTTGAATGTGCTTTTTCTGTTTAATTTTTGTGGCTGTCTTAAAGTCGATAATACTCAATATACCATCATACTCAGCAATACAGTCTGTAGTACCAGCTACACCGATATAATCCGAGTATAGCTGAGTCTCAATACAGTGTACGTTATCAATTCGTTCTAGTATATGTCTAACGTTATAGAATAGGTGTTTAGCATCATACGAAACATTTTCACCCAGCACTTCTTTATTTTGTAGGTAGTTCTCGCAGAGAGCATGGAAAGCGGTGCCGCGGCGAGTAGCTTTCTTACTGATAGCATTTGCTACGTCATTACCAACTCTAGATCGCCACTCAGCTATCGCCTTGGCGGACTGCCAGCTAGTAACGGTAGTAATCGATGGGTATTTTTCACCGGACGGGGTAAGATACCTTCGTACCCCGTCCTCGTTAAGCTGTTGAAGCTTTCCTACTTTAGACTTATCGTAACCAACAATATTAAATTGTTTAGGCGAATCCAAGTCTGCTCTTTTGAATAATGTATTGCTTGACAAAGTCTGATCGAACGATGTCTTGCTCTCCGAATTCAACATATTTAAAATAATCCATCGATTTAAGAATTTTAAGAATATCTAACAGTCCGCGGCGATCAACATCCTTCTGCAAGTCTGTCTGTCTGTAGTCACCACATAATACCAACTTTGAGTTTTTACCTATACGTGTAATAACGGAGTCGGCTTCTCCGAATAACATATTCTGTATCTCATCGACGATAACAATACAGTTATCTAATGTAATACCTCTAATAAAAGAAGTAGACATAAAATCAATATAGTTTTTACTTTTAAGTACAGAGTAAGCATCACCTCTATCAAACAGCTCAGCACAGATTGTTTCATAAGGCTGTTCGTATACTTTAATTTTTTCTTTTACACTGCCCGGTAGAAAGCCCATTTCACGAGTAGGTACTACGCTACGAACAATTATAATTTTATTATAATCTGATTCACCTGATAGAACGGATCTAAGTGCAAGGTATAAAGATATAAAACTCTTACCAGTACCTGCTAAACCATGCAACACCAAATGAGAGCCGGTATCGAAGTATTTAAAAACTTGAGCTTGATTTGTTGTGAGTGGTGTAAAATCTTTAAGTGCTGAGTTAAATCCCCCATTACCTGTGGTGTTATTATTTTCGTGTTTAAGTACGCGGCGCTCTCTTTTGGTAAGTCTTTTCTGCATTAGAACGTATTAACGCCTCCTCCTCTGGGGTGTGCTTTTTTTATTTCACGTAGCACATCACGAAAACCTTGATCTGGCTTCTTCATACCAAGGCTTACCGTATCACCAAAGCCGGGAGCCTTAGTAATAATTTGTGTTATGGTATCTTTATTATCTTCTAAGTACTTTTCTTTTTCAGAAATTGACATGAAGAGGTTAAAAATTGTTCCGTCTACTATATTACGAAAAGAATAATTAGGCATGATTATACACCCACTTTAATACTTTATCAATACTCTCATTTGTTTCAATAGGTGTATTAATCCATAATAGATCAGCTATCTTATCAGTAAAATATACGTCGTTCTTATAGAGTTCGAGAACGGTACGGTAAAAATATTTGTCGCTCATACCTATACCTTTACTCTCGTGTAGAAGTCTTATCTGATATACCCCGTGTTGTAATACTGTACAGTATTCAACTTCCATGTCGGGATCGGAAGAAGATATAAGATTACATACTTCAGGTTTAAACTGAAGGCTGTTATCGACGAACGTTGATATCTTCATCGTCATCATTATCCAATTCCATTATACGGGTGATATTTTTAGAACGTAGCGCGTTACTCAGTACTCTTTTTTCGCGCCTCTCAGAATAGTTCGAGCGAAAGTTATAACTATCGCTATCTTCTTCATAATAATATTTTGTATTTTTGTTACGAAAAGATTTACTCATGTCGGGATAAGGCCTGGATATGTCTTCTCTACTAGGTTACGGGTAATATTTTTGTATGGCAGCTTTTTATCCTTGACTGCTACAAGTAGTTCAGCGTCTTGCCTATCAATTGATTCTAGCAAGTCGACGAAGATCTGTTCACGCTTAATCTGCGTAAGGTTAGGGTTTCCACCTTCTACGAAAAGATACATCTTTCGAATTTCAGAATAAAGTCTACCTTCTTGTCTGTCAAACTCGGTAGGCTTGTAGGGCGCTTTACCCTTAGGTAAGAGAAACTTAATATTAGGGTCATATACACATTTAAGAATAGTCTGCAAGGCAGGACTGTCATGCTGTAGTAAGAACACTCTACGTTCTTGTAGTAGGTTAAGCTCATCAGCTCTCTTTAAGATTTCAGAAACACTTAATTTCATAATGACCAATTACCCTCTATAATTATCTCTCTAGCATCTTCTTCAAAAGCAATAATTTCTTCAGCGACATCTTGCAGGTCGTGATGCTCGTCTCTAAATTTTAAAATAGTGGCTCGCATAGATTCTCGCATTAATGCGACGATCTTTTGCGTAGGTGTATCGATGTCTTCTAATAATTTCCAATTAATATCAGGTACACTCTCTACCATATCCAAAATTAAAGCCTCTACGCCTCTATCGATACAATCATCGATAAGCTGCAGCTTTTGGGCGTTTATTTCTTCTACTGTTGGTGTGTGTTTAACCGGTTTGGTTGTAAACTTTATTACTTCAGCTGTCATATAAGTTATGATACTCTCAGTAGAAGCGTATCTTCATTAATACGGTTCGTTACCGCCTGTGGCGTACTCTTAAATTTAGCAAAAGTCTTAAGAATAGAGCTATTAGTACCGCTTAAAATCTGCGAAGTAGCTTCTTCTGGCTTTTTCACCCGCTTGGATTCTGTCTTAGTGTCGTCATAATTTAGTATACTGGTACCTTTCACGGATAGCTTCTCACCTTCTTTTGCGACAAATACTGTCATGCGCTTGTATTTAGTATTATACACTACTAGAATAGATGAGTTAAGTATCTTTGAGGGTTCAATTGAGTGAATTTTAAGTTGAGTATCTTCCTTCTTATAATTAAAAGTTTTGAGTACTTTTTCGGCGTTGATGGGTCGCTTCTTTCTATTTTGTCGAACTACCTTAGTAACTTGTAAAGCTTTAATACAGTCAGCATCTAGCATACGATGAAATTCAATTACGGCTTTCTTCTGCTCACGTGTATGTTTAATATAATATTCTTTAATATTTGATTTAGGATTATCTGCCAGCTCTAGGACTTGCTGAATACGGGATTGCAGCCTACTATAGATTTCCTTGACTGTAGGCGACTTAATATCTTGACTTTTAATGTCGTTATAAAGGGAATATTCATACTTTCCTGTAAGTATAAGCTGATCCGTAGCTTCTTCAATATTAGACATAATAATATCAATTTTAGAATCTACAGTTAGTAGCTTACTAACGTATGATACTTTTTTATTCTTTACTTCGCTACCGCTATCGGTATTCTGTTCTTGAAGAAACTTATTAAAGTTAATTATGGTTTTCTCAGGCAGTTGAATATTACGCGTAAGTAGTCGTGCGATAGAGCAAAAGACCATAGGTATCTGCTTGAGTTTAATGTTATTAATAAAGTCCGTACTATAGTTATTGCTCTGTAGATACACAATAAGCCATTCCCGTCCCTCTTCAGGTATATGGTTGGTGTTATACCAAGAATAAGCTCGTGATACTTCTACTTCTGGATACTTACTATTAATATTAATATTAGGCTCATCACCACTAAGAAGCTTAGCTACTAGATTACGCTTCTCACGTACCTTAGCGCTAATCGTAGCCATTATTACTTACTCTCCTATTCTATAATACATCAAGGGAACATCCCTATTATACACAGATATCGTAACTCGTGCAATTACTTTAATCGTATACTGCTAACTAAAACAGTTGCAATTTTATTCTCGTTAAGGTATTATATGCATATGCAAGTCATAGTACATAACATTACAGATCCTAACAAAGAAGCTGTCTTAAAGGCAGCTGCACTTTACTATGGTAAAAGATTACTACCCATAATGTGTAAGAAAATAACAATTAATCTTTACTACGATCACCATAATTTATGTAGAGATTTTGAAGCAGAAACAGAATGGACTGATAGTAATATCTTTCCGAAAGTATTCAGTATTAAATTTAATAAAAATATTAAAAATTTTCGTAAGATAGTACAGACTCTTGCGCATGAAATGGTACATGTGAAGCAGTTTGCCAAGGGTGAAATATACGATCACAAATACCGTAGAACGTTTAAATGGGGTAAAGAGACCTATAATGTAGATACTTGTGATTATTGGGATTTACCATGGGAGATAGAAGCGTTTGGTAGAGAGATAGGACTATTTGCTAGATTTAAAGAGTTTTTCGATCTCACTACAAAAAACCTAGAAAAAGATTTTGATATAGCAGCGAACAAAGTCTCTAAAAAATACAAACTTTTACTTGCTTATAATCCTCAAACCAATAAAATAAAGAAGACTCGAAAAGGAGAAGATAATGCTGACGTCGACGGAAATGATGTTGAAACGAGCGCTTGAAGATGAACTGACCCATCTTAAGCTTATGATTAATAATCAAATTACTCCTACCGCTCCCGCAGAAGTACTCCTAACAGTAAAGCAATACGTAGAGGCGCGCCTAGCAGCACTATCCTGAGAGGTAGTGCTATGTCTGAAGATCGTTTTCTCAATTACCTCGAGAAGATCGCAGAGGCTATTCCTGCTGCGGCTCATAATCGCCGCGGTCGAGTTCTTAGGACTCGTATTGCAGCATGTATCGTCTATAAAAACGAAATTGTATCAGTTGGTATTAACCAGCTTAAATCGCACCCGTTCCAGGCTAAGTTCTCACGTCATGAGGACTCTATATTTCTCCATGCCGAGACTGACGCTATCAAGAATGCACTGAAGCATATTGATGTTGAGCAGCTTAGCAAGTCTACTCTCTACGTCTGCCGTGTTAAGTACGACGAGCATAAGAAAAAGAAAGTGCGAATGCGAGGCATGTGTAAACCCTGCGAAGGTTGCCAGCGTGCTATCGCTACATTCAATATTAACAAGGTAGTTTATACTTGCGATGATGGTTCTCATAAATACCTCTGAATATCAGAAGGTGGTTTATGCTTAATTTTAAATTTTTCTTGCTAGAAAGAGCATCCGGTATATTCTCTCATAATCTGGGCAATATGCATGAAATACTCGTGCATAAAATACTTAACAATAACGAACATCCATCACCAGAGAGTGAAGCTGATCATAATAAAATAAAGATCTTTATGACCGACTCAGAGTATGAAAGTGCTGTTAATAGAGCACATAATGCAGCAAGTTATATAAAGACTAATATTATTGGTAAAAATGAAGTATCTAAAATAGAACGCACTCATACTGGTGTTGCTGGTGAATCTCAGCATGAAAATCCCTCCGACCTTGTACTACACTTTAAGAGTGGCGATAAGCACGGTATCAGTCTTAAAGCATCCGGCAAAGCAAATGCTAAAGTACCATCCGCTAATCCAGGTTTAGGTACTATCGCCAAAGCTGTAAACGCACCTGACTTGCACGGTATAGTTAGTAAATCAAGATCAGAATTTTACAAGCAACATGCACCACACCTTACCAGCTCTACAGCAACTGCTCAGAAAGCTGGTATTCGAGCCGATGAAAAACTAAAAGCATCAGCTTCAGAAGAAGGTAATAGAACTCTAAACGCTGTTGCACATCATATCGCCAATAAGTTCGATAATATGAAATCAGAAGATAAAGCCGATATTATTAGAACACATGTACTACGACTTCCAAAATCTAAATTCAATGTTAGTAAAGTTACAACAAGTGGTGTAGGTGAAAAGACAGCTACTAGTCACGAAACTGGTAATGAGTATGATAGCATTCTTGCCGATCATAAAAATATTAAAACACGAGTCGCTGGTAACACTATCTTCTTTCACCACCCCAAGCACGGCAACTTTGCATCGCTACGCTTCAAACCCGACAGTGAGCATATGGCAGGGGCTATAAAAGGCTCAGGTGTAGGTCTAAAATGATCGGATTTAAATCGTTTCTAACAGAAGCTGCTTCTACAGAAAAGCTAGTACACCTCTACCACCCTGAAGAAGAGCACTTTAACAGTGGAGAAAAAGGTACAGAGCATGCACTCTCTACCCTTCACGAAGTACACAAAGCCCTTGCGG